CTCTTAATGCATTTTTCTTTGCAACAATAGCTGACGTATCTGCACCTGTTTCTTGTGCTTTTTGAAATTCAATATCAAGTTCAGCAAGTTTTGGTGCTCTTGCATCTCGAATTCTATTCTTATGAATTTCTCTGGCTTTCGCCATGTCAACACCGAATCCCATAATTTACTCCGTATAAGTCCAAGCGTCTCTGAAACTCCTATCTGTAGGAATTACAGATTTATCTACAGTATAAACTGTCTTACCACTAGGGCAATCTTTAGCTTTTATTTGTTCAAGAGTAAGGTCTGTTTTGTCTGCTGGTATGACAATACTAATTGAACCATCATCATTTGTATAAATAAACCTTGAGTCAGAATTTGCCATAAGTTTTTTCTTTTAGTATATCAAAAAATTATTGATCGCCAAAAACAGCAATACATTGAATATCGCTATCATGCAGTCCATAGCTATCTTCTCTTCCCATACCAAGACATTGTAAAGAACCTGCTAATCTATAACTAGCATTTCCATTCCAGATAGTACCACCTGCAGCCCAAGTATAAGCGTAATTAGCATTTGACATAGCGGTAGAAAAATTCACTGTCCAATCTCCTGTACCATTATCTGTAATTGAGGAAGCATTAAAAGAATCATAAATTGAATTACTGCTACCATTCCAAGCACACCAAACTTTTGCTCTACCCTGTTCTATTTGTTCTGGGGTTGAACTAGAGCCACCGCTTGTATTTTGAATTGTATTAACTTTAAGTGTTGACATAGTTTTTAACCTATAAAAGCGACAGCCACTTTTGCAGCATCTACATTATTACTACCTACAGGAGGTTTATTTTCAAATTGAAATTCTGATGCACTCCACGGAGGGCTGCTATTGTGATTATAGGTTAAAACCCTTGTATCACTTTGACCATTTTGAACTAACGCTGGGCCAATAGGTACATAATTATCACTAGGCATACTATTAGTAAAAGCAACTTTATATTTTCCAGTGCCTTCATCTGTAAGAGTTGAAATATTTTTGCTGTCATTTATAGAAACTGTACCTGAACCGTTAAAAACTATCCATGCTTTTGCAAAGTAACCTATTTCAGTACCAGAACTATTTTGAACAACAGGTGGCAATGACCCTGATACTCCTTTAATTGTGCCGACTGCTAATGTACTCATGGTTTTGGATTTGCGTCTTTAACGGCTTTTATGTGGGTCGCCCACGTTCCGGTTGTATCTAGTTTACCTGCAACCATATCCTTGTACAACATATCAAGTTGATCTCCAATAGAAGCATAGGCGGTCGAAGAACCATATTTTGTTCTATCTCTTTGATATTGTGTAGCAGCATATTCAGCATCTATAGCTGTTCTTGCCTCATCAATTTTTGATTGCTCAACTGCAACTGTATTACCAGATACATCTTTAATAACTGAACCAGTATCGTCAATAAGAGTTACATTTGGATATGCTTTGCGTATAGCTGCGTGATCTAAACTCATACCGATACCTCCATAACTGTAAATGTTGACATTGTTCTTATTCTTTCTGTTGTGCTTGAATTTGAAGCAAAATTAAGACCAAGTGTTTGGTTACTAAAACCAGATGCTTGGTAAAGTTTTGCTCCATAAGTATGGCTGCTTGTATTACTAACTGTATGTAAAAACTCTGCATAACAATGATAAACAGCTTCATTTGTTACTGCTTGACCATATCCACCAGCAACCCTTCCTTGACTACCAGATGCATCACCCCTTGCAGCAGTGATAGTGCTTCCGTCATCTGTAAACACAAAACCATTATTTGTAAATTGGTCACTATTGTTTATATGTAAACTTGCAATTAACAGCAATTTATTACTTGATGATGAGGCTGCAAAATTTACACTTATGCAAACAGAAGATAATCCACCATTAGTTACAACTTCAGAAAAAGTGTTTGTCTTAACTGTCTGTTTTACTTGAATTATTCCACCACTTGCACCCGATGAAAGTCCACCAGTTGGAATAATACTGTTAACTTTAAGTTGACTCATGATTTAAACAACTGTCCAGGTTTCATCAGCACCAACTGTAACTGTTACTCCTGATTGTATAGTAATTGGTCCAAAGCTGCCAGCATTTTTACCATTTGTGATTGTGTAATTCTGAGTTACAGTTCGATCATTTTCCCAAAATATCTCATCAGAACCTCCACCAACTGCTCCACCTCCAGCAGCAGCCCAACTTAGCGTACCAGAAGCGTCAGATACAAGAGCATAACCAGAAACAGCAGCATCAGCAGAAGGTAATGTCCAAGTAAGACTAGAAGAAACTGTAGCTGGTGCTTGGAATCCTACATAATGACTACTATCAGCATCAGCAAATCTAAGATCATTTTGAGCTTGAAGCGTCAATCCATTAGCATCAAATATCATCTGCTCTGTACCACTAGAAGAAAATCCCATTACATTTGCAGACTTTCTAAATAATCCTAAATCTGTATCTGTATCAAAACTTAGTGCTGGACTAGAAGCACTGCTTGAGTCATCTATAAGTAGCTGACCTGTCATTGTGCCACCAGACTTAGGCAAAAGACCTAAATTAGCTTGATCTATATTCCCTATAGTTGTAAAAGCACCATTAGTTGAATTTCTTACTTTTAAATCTTTAGAAGTTGTATTAAGAAAAGTCATGCCAGCTACGCATTGACTTGTATTCAAATCACTAGATTCAGCACTTTGTCCTTGCAAAGCTTTAAATGCAGCCTGTATATCTAGCCTGACATTTTGACCAGACGCATTTTCTATATCAAAATTAGTAACAGAAAGACCCATAATCTAGAACTTTTTTCTTATTTTAGCCTCCTTTACCGAAGCCAACAGCACTGTAGGTAAAATTCCTATCAATACTAGCATTACTTGAGTTTTTAAAATGAACTGTAAAGCCAGTTCCAGATATACTGCTAAGTTCAAAATAATCGCCAGTTGCCATATTCTGAGGAGAAATATTAACAGAAGGCAAGAAACTATTTAGATTACCCAATCCAGACGTTCCAACAAAAAATGGTGCTGTAAATGTAACAGCTTTTGCTCCTGCTCCAGATGCTATAACAGAGGATTGCTCAGTTCTTGATGGCATTGTTGCTGTATATCCTGCTTGCTGAAGATTCATATTTTGTGCTGTATCTGCTGTATCTATAGTAATTCTGAACTGAAATCCCCGACCTTTAAATGTTCCATTAGCAAAATCATTGAAAGACGTATATGTTGGAGAACTTGAAGGGTTATCAGTTGTGGTGCGTACAGCCATCTTTGCATTTACATCATTAGCAATAGTTCCATCAAAGTCTGTCCAAGTATCTATATTTTCTGTTCTATTATCAAATTGATCTCCAACATAAAAACCAACTCCTTGAAAATGTCTTTTTAAGACAAGTGAGAATGTGCCACCAAGATCAAGAGTGTCTACAAAGTCATAAGTACCACTAGCATTTGCAGTTGGATCTGTAAGTTTTAATCCACCAAGAGTAGAGTCAAAAGTAAGATTTGATTTTGTTCCGTTATATGGCGTTCCATCGGTATCTTCTCGATCAGTTTTTACAGTAATTGAATCTAAAATATCAACAATAGATAAAGCTACACTTGCTGCATTTGCACTAAATCTACCACCATCGTCTTGAAATTTAAGGAGGTAAGTACCTGGAAGTGCACTAGCTATAACTTCCGTAGTGTTACCAGCCACAGCCTCGATAACATCTTGAGCAGATTGGAATGTAGCTCCACCACCTGTTTGATTTGTATGCCGTACATAAACTCGACCTCCGTGAAGAACATCTATAGCAGTTGCTTGCGTAAATCTTAATCTTACAAACTGTTCATTAATAGGTTCAATAGTAAGGCCAGAAACATCTTCTGGTAATGCAGTTTTACCTTGAGCTACAAATGTAGTTTCAGTTGCATTAGTAGATATCTCTCCTAAAGCATTATAAGAAAATACTTGGAATGAATAAGTTGCTTTTACAGTATCTAAAAGCTCAAAATCACTACTAAATACAGTTTGAGAAACGTAATTACCATTCTCAACTTTGTAATTAACAAGGTATTGAGTAACACCAACTACAGGTTGCCAATCAACAATTAATTTACTTCTAGCAATACTATTTATAACCACTGTCTGCTCTGTAACTGTTAAGTTACTAGGAGGAGAGGCAGGAGCATTTAATACTGATATAGTTCTTGTAGGCAATGCAGTTCCATCTTCAATAAACGCATACTTACCTTCTACATAAGACAAAGCTGTAATTACATAATTAATATCATCTTGTTCTTCAACTTGAATAACTCTAAATAATTGAGTTTGTAGTGTTGTACTCGATATTAGATAAGGTGAATTTACATTTGGTGCGGACGTAAAAGCAGAAGCAGTTGTGCCGTCAGGTTTTGTAACACTATTAACTGTAATAACTGCATCTGTAATATCAGATATTGAACCTACCTCTACTGTTCCATCAGACAAAATTACGCTAATAGTTGGGTTATCATTTAAAGCTGGTAAACCTGTTTGCTCTAAAGCATCAATAGTAATAGTTGTGGTTGTTGCAGCTACTACACGACCACCTCTTCTAGCTCCTGCTCTTACTGGATCGTTTATTTCAATTACAGATCCAGGTCTGACAACAATTCCTGCATCTATTGAAGCTGAAAATGTGACTGTTTCACTTTCATTTTGTTCAGCAAAAAGAATTGCACGGCCCAATCTTGCAGCTTGATTACGGGAAGTACACGCAAATGCTTTTACCTGTTTTACTATAGTTCCAAGTTTTGATATCGCTGTTGCATCTTCAACCACTTCAAAATCTATTTCTTTAGAATCCATGTTGAAGTAACTGACAGAAACAACGCTATGTCTAGTTTTTAAACTACTTCCTGAGTATGCAAATCCACCCTCACCTACATTGGCTAAGTTAAACAGATAACTTGCTGTTGTTGGTTTGTCTTGAGATATAGTTACAGAACCAGCAGACCATATTGGCATACATCGCATAACACCAGCTAGATCATTTATTGCTGCAAATGCTTCTTTTGGACTTTGGATATTTACATTGCAACTAAATCTGGCCTCCTTTGCACCTGATCCAGTACCATCATCTACCTCCTCGTTTGCAAACTTACTAGCAGCTACAAAACTAAATAAATCTAAATTACTATCAGTAACGTGATCCCCCAGACCGTACCTCGTGTTTGTGATAAGGTCGAGTAAGCACATTGAAGGGCAGTTGGTATAAACAGCAGCACCCATAACACCATTAAAAATATAACCATCTGGGTACACTATCCTGCCCGTAGCATTGTCCACGCTTGGAGTGCCAGAACTAGATGCTCCTGCTCCTGGTATTCTTACCTTTACTCCTCTAATACGATATTTTCTTGTAGGAATACGATTAAACTGTTTACTATCTAAACGAAGAGCAACGTAAGCACTATTAGCATAAGTTGAACTATTATCTATAACTTCTTGAAGGCTGGTAAACTGAAAAGCATTTACTCTTGCTGCATCTGTACTATCTGCTGTAACTCGAACTACTCTTACATCAACAGGAAAAGCACCTGTAACATTTATTCTGTGGTCTCTAGCATAAGCATCTGCTGTTCTACCGCTAACAGAAGTACTTATGACATCTGTAAATCCACCAGAATTATATTGAACCTGTATCTTATATTCAACAGTATCTCCTCGGATATCTCCGTCATCTTCAGCTACCTGTATTTGAGGCCAAGTTAAAGTAACAATAATTGCATCTACATCTGTATTAGTGACTTGTCTGGTAACAGGTGCAGAAGTAGTCACAGTAATTCCAACAGCAGTAGGTGATCTGCTCTCAGCAGGAATACCACTCATTGCAGTTTGATTTGACGTTCCAAACTTAGATTTAAAAGTTACATCTTGAAAGTTGAAATCAGTATCAGCAGGACTAGCACTTGTAGCTGTTGAATTTAATATTGGAGTGTCATCAAGAAATACATCTTTTAAACTGGCATTATCGTATGCAGTTGTACCTTTTGTAAGTCCTTCTTTTGATGCACTAGCAAACCCTTCTATTTCGCCTTCAGATATTAGATCTTGGATAGTAGCAAAACTTCTACTATGTAAAGTATCAGGAGCACGATAAGGAGGTGGGGGTGGTTTTGGTGGACCTCCAGATCCTCTAATAAGTTTAGTTTCGTCTGTCATGCTTCTACCTGATTAGTATCAATCGCTGCACTTATTACAACACTTCCTGTAATTATTTCACCATAAACTATTGGAACAGGAGTACCTGCTCTTGATGTATTTTGCACTCCACTAAAGTTAAAAGATAATTGTGGATCTTCTTCTGAGTTAAAATCTGAAGATTTTGGTAATGGAGTTAGCATTTCACTAACTCCCATAAGCGTTAGAGCTATTCCTAAATTTCCTATGCCAGCCATTAAAGCATTTGGAACTGCTCCCGTAGCTATAAAACCAACACCTTTACTACCAAAAGCGAATCCTGCTCCTGGTGCTGCTATAGCGATACCAATTAAAACTGCTCCTAACAGTACTTTTCCAAATCCTCTACCAGCACCGCTAATCATAGGAATAAAATGTATATCCTCTCTACCTACTGGATAGTCTATTTCATTCTTATCAATATCATAATTACCGACTTTTACTTGATAATATTTTGGACTCATGTAAGACTCTATGTTTGGAAAGTTATGTATTAAAAAACTGACAGCTTTACCAACTGTATCTACTTGAACCTCGAACTCTTTGTGTCCAACAAATTTAGCTAATTCCCCATATAATTTTACTTTACGAAGCATAGCGATACCTCTTTCCTGTACATTTTAACAGCCACTCAGAGTAAGGCTCTCTACAAGATAGTCTATCGGTTAAATGATGAATAACATCTCCTTCAAAAAATAATGCTACATGATTTAAAGTTGGGTGCAAAATGCTCATAAGTAATACATCTCCATCTTGTAATTTTTCTTCTGGTCTAAGTTCTCTAAAATTAGTTCGCCAAGCACAGTCCTCAAATAAAGGTTTATT